CTACCGGAGGTTCAAATCCTCTTCTCTGCGCCAAAAAACAGGTGGTTTTGATATAAAATCGCCTGTTTTTTCTTCATTTTCTTTCGTTTTTTTAACTGTACCCCAAATGTACCCCAAATTATTTTTCACTCAAATCACCTACTTTTCGACAAATATAAGCAGACTCCGCTTGGGGTCTGCTTTTTTCATTTTCAAAGATGCGTTCACTATAACCCCCAATCGAATTGATTTGATTCTTTCCCTTTATTTTCAAGGAGCGGATTTGAAAACTTAGGGATTTCATGAAAATCATTTGATTTCCGATTTTTTTCAAATGACAGCGTTTTTGTGTAAAAGAGCCCCCCCGCGTTCACGCGTTTTTGGTCAAAAAATCTTTTTTCGCCGGGGGTGCCCCTTTCGTTTATGCTTTTCTCCTCCCAAACCCCGCTAAAAATACAGTAGACAGCCCCGCGCCGTTTATGATATGATGAGGCCGCAAACGGCAAGAAAAAACGCCGCCCCGCTTGAACGTTTACCAGACTAACAGCGGGAACGGCCACATATTCGACCCGTTGCCGGGCGCGATTGTGTTTTTCATTGTACCACAACCGCCCGAAAAAATCAATATTTTTTGGAGGTATAAGACAATGAAAGATCAAAAATACTTTAAAACCTGTAACGGCATCGAATTATTGACCGAGTGGAGCGACCGAAGGACAAGCCCAAAAGCCCCAACGGAATACCAAAAGAACAGCAGAAAGGCAAAAAAGGCCGCATCTGATTTATTTACTCATCTCGTTTTTGAAAAAGGAGAAAAACCCATAGACGGCACAGATTTTGCCGATGAAATGCCGTATACAAGCAGTAGCGGCTTCGGTTGTATTTGGTTAGTAAATAACCAAGCCCGAAAGCTGGGCACGGATTTATATTTAAAAGGAATAGCGATCAGCGCCGACGGTTACCCCGTTATTTTTTGGGAACACATGGAAGACGGCGAAGAAAGCGGCGAAAAATGGGAGATCGTAAAACCAATCACCGAACGGGAAGAGCTTAAAAATAAAGCCGTTCAATTATATTTAACATACTCAGAGCGCACGCACGAAAATCATAGAAGCCGCTATATAATACATTACAATTTATGGTATTTGGCAGAATTTGAAACGAAAGATCAATTATCTTTTTTTATGCGCACAATGAGGATAAAAAAGAAGCTAATAGAAAGGCGTTTCGGCGCCCCGTATGGACTTTTTGAACAATATAAACTTAATGCAAAATATATTGATATTTCTTTCATGAGTCTTGACGAAATCCCAAACATAGCAAAGCCTTTTAAAGCCTTATCAAATGGAAGTATTGTAACTTGCTACTTTTTGAATAAAAAAGGATATTTATATATCTTTCGACCGAATCCGAATATTAAAAACATCTATAAGCCTTTACCAGTGGCCGAGCATATCGCGCATCATAAAATATACGGAACATATTAAGGAGCCCGGAAAGATGACCCAGAACACCACACAGAAACGCATAATAAAGGCCCTTGCAGCTTCCCCCGCGGCGGCTCTCCGTGAGCTGATCCGAAAGAGTAACGACGCGGAAGAAATCGCATATATCAAACGAGTTGCCGAGGCTCTCAATATAAAAATAGGAGATTAAAAAATCGAAATATAAAGACCAACCGCGGCAACCATAAGCCCGCAAGGCGTAACCCGTAAAGGGCTACGCCTTTATTATTTATAATCCGTTCCAAATCAAAGACACCGAAGCAAAAGCCAAGGCGCACCACCACAACGGCGGCGCGCTTTTTCTTTTCTCTCTTCCCGTTCCCGGAATATATCGCGCGCCACCCTTACCGAAACGGGCATAAAATAAGCCCATAGAAAGCGAAAGCCCGCCCCTTTACAAGTACACGACAGACAACGAAAAGACGCGGAAAACCGCAAAAGAACGCGCTAAAATTAAGCAACAAAATCGCGGACATATTCGGACAAACCCGAAAAATAATAAATGTCATAATAGGACATATAGAAATGTTATTTATTATCATTATAAAATGTATAAAAAATTTTTATTCCAGCATATTTTTATTATTATTCAAATTTATCCAAACATACGTTCGGGCAAAATTTTGAGTGTTTAGGTACTTTTGAAAAATCCCGAAAAACCCGTAGGAATTTGATCCCTTTTAGGTATTTATGTGCTTTTCGATTAGAAATTCAACGCAAAAAATAAATCAAAGGCTAATTCAAAGGTCCTTTTGCTTTATAAAAAAGGATTTAATTTTCTAAATTATTTTTTGAAAATTTTAATTCATTTGTGATTATTTTACTTTTTTGTTTTGTATTTTGCCTTTTTATCCTTTGTATATTTGTATTTTCTATCTTTAAGAATAAATAGAAAATTAAATTTTTAAAGAAAGTTTATTCCGAAGGTGCTTTTTTCGATAGTCGTTTTTTATTTTTCGTCCCATAGGGGGGGTATATAGCAAAACGAGAACAGATATACTCTGTTCTCGCCTCGCACGATTATATTACCCAATAACAATCTACTTTCTTGTCCGTGCAGTCCCATATATCTAACACCGTAGAATAGAATCCGCAGGTCAAATGCCCATCGATACGAATAATGACTTTTCTATCGCTATACATTTTCGCAATATTGCCAACCGTTTCCCCGTTTTTGCAATACCGGATAGGATAACAGAAGATATTGGATAACAAGTTTTCGTAACAGCTTACGCATAGTTTATCACATCTATACTCTTCCGCTGTCAATTTGAGTAAATTTTCAACTGCTTCATACTTTAAGTTTGTAGCCGTAGATATAGCACGGCAAACGCAGTCGTCTTTTTCCTCTTCATTCGGCTCCCGATTATAGTAAAGGTACGGAAGCCTTATTCCTCCGTTACAATGCAGTAAAAATAAGTCGTAAGTTTTTCCCCGCCGCGAACGGCTGCATCTGGGTCCTCCAAGAAAGCCTTTGCCATCTTAGTATACAAATGAGCCTCTTTCTCTTTGGGGATTAAAGCTTTCAAAACCTCGCAGTAATCGGAATAGAGCATATTGGCCGTCATGCACAAATCTTCTTCCGTATATCCGGACATACGCGCCCCTACCGCCTGTGCAGCTTGCATGATTTGCGTGGCTGTAAAATGCGGCCCCATTGTTCCATCGGCATTTTCAAGATTATGTTTCCAATCTTCTATATCCGCTTTTGTCAGATTGAGTTCTTCGTCTCTGCCATAATCACGCCAATTATAATCTCCGCTTTCATAATCTCTGCGGCGACCATAATATCTTCTGCCCCCGATTCCATAGGGACCGGTTCCTTTGACTCCGCGCCTGCCGTCATAACCGTAGTCCCCGCGATATTCCATATTACCGCTGTATTCTCCGCCATAATCATGATTATAATCATTGGGATAATCCATAGCCGCATATTCTGGCATTGTAGAACCACTGCGATATTGGGCGCGATCATACATTCTTCTTCCGGAACGACGTCCGTCACGCTCTCTGCGTTCCATAATCATACGTTTTACAAATTCATTCATTTTATAAAGACCTCCTTAAGCTGTCGGTGTGGGCGCAGGTGCGGCCACAGGAATACTTGTAAGCGAATTGTCAGGCATACAAGATAAACCTTTAATTACTTTGAATACACCGCCCGTAGCGTTTGTGGAAACGCGAACCGTATAACGGTGACGAGTTCTGATTCCGCAAGCTGTAACCTGCGAACAATCGCAACGTACAAGCGGATATACTGTCGTTGTTACTCCTCCGATAGATATTGCCACCGGCATATTAATCGTCGCCGTTGTCGGAATAGATTGGATAATAAACAAACAGTATTGGCCGCCGTTAGGGTAATATCCTGCGGGAATATCTATTACAAGAGTCTCTGTTCCGGCAATAGCCGCTATCGTAACAGAATTGCTATAGATAGCTTTCGGGCAAATTTTGCAAGTATTATTGCAAGCCATAATTTAATTCCTCCTTCTGTCAAAAGAGAGGCATGAGAAAACCTCATACCTCTCTCGAAATTTTCTCAACTACAAATAAATTGTAGGAACTTACTCTTTAGCAACCGCACCCGCAACCACAGCCGCGGTTATAGCCATACACGCTTTCATAAGGCGAGCAGGTAATATAAGCAGGCTGTGCAACGGGACGAAGCGTATTGATAAGCGTCTGGGTCTGTGCGTTCTGCGAAAGCTGCGCCGCAAGCTGTGCGTTCTGCGCCTGCAAAGACGAAATCTTTTCATTCGTAAGGAATCCGAGAATTGCATTCGTGCTTTCGCGCTGACCGTCAATAATGTCCCTTGTGCTGGTGTTAATCGCCTGCTGAATATCGCACGTATTCTTCGCCATATTGTAGTTGACACCATCGATCGCTCTCTGCGTTTGGCAGCAGCAATCCTGCAACCGATAACCTAAATCGGAAATAGCGCCACGGGTTTCATAGCCGTTCTGCATAATCGAAGCATTTACGCCGCTGAATCCTTGGCACAGAGTCTGTTGTACTCCCGCCTGTCCCAGCTTCAAGTCGTTAAGGCTCGAAAGAACGGCGCTATTATTGAACCCGCTGGCTACGTCATTCGTCGTTGCCACTTTTCCAAGTTCATAACCGACTTGCTGACCTCCGCCGCCATTACCTCCGAATCCATTGCCGCAGCCGCCCCATCCAAACAAGGCAAACAATACAATGATCCAAAGCCATTCTCCGCCGTAGCCCCATGCTCCGGCTCCGTTATTCATATTACCTTGGCCCACTGCATAACCTTCTGCAAATCCATTATCCATAATATCTTACTCCTTTGATTTCTTTAATTTTTTATATTGTCTTTTTGCCGTACGCTCAAAAAGATTAATATCTGCGATAAATTTATCTCCGAGATATTCCCAGCATAGTTTTCAACTGTTCCGGATCAATACCTCGTTGTCTAAGCATTCCCATAGCTAAATTCATGGGATTTTGTCCGCTTTGTAACATGCTTTGAATCTGTTGCGCCGCTTGCGGATTTTGCTGCGCCATTTTATTCAACATCTCTTGCGGATTTCCGCCGTTCCGAGCCATATTGACCGCATTCATAATATTTTGTATAAGTGGATTTCCCCCACTCATATTATTCATTCCATTAAACAACGGATTAGGCATTTTCTTTTTCCTCCTTCTCCGGTTTATTCGTTATTTCTTCCATTTTTACCTTGAAAGCTTCAAATTCTTCCCTTGTGACATAAGCTGATAAATCTTGTTTCGGCTGTTGTGCCTGCGGAGCAGCATAATCAGCAAGTTGATAGGTTTTATAACCTTTTCTGCCTTGCGCATCGGTTTTGATTTCAAACAATAAAGGTTGGTCCTGATGTAAATAAATTATTTCACTGTTTGGCTCTGAAAATCTACTTAAAGCCTCCTCCAAAGACGTCACAAAAATTTTATTGGTTTTGGGAGGAGGTGGAGTCGATTGCACTGATGGCTGTATGGGCGGCTGTACCGGTGTTTGCTGAAAGGGTGTAGGCGCAATATTATATCCGCCGTAGGGTGTTTGTCCATAGCCTCCGAAATAATTATATGCCATAATAGTTTAGGCCTCCTTTTTCGCCTGTATTTTAACATCGTTTTACGAAAAACACCATACCAAAGTCATACCAATCACTGCCCAATCAAACACTAAAAAAGGACGACGTTGTTACACGTCGTCCTTCCGAGAGAAAAAATGCTTATAGGAACTTTAGTATGGTCTTGTTTAATTGTATTTCAATAGCGGGAAGTCGCCTTTGTACGGTTTTTACATCACGTTTTATTTTTTCCGCTATTGCTTCGATTGTCATAGCCTTCGCAAATCTTAATCGGGCGATGATTCGATTTTCCGGAGATAATACGGTTTCGTTTATCAATTCTATAATTTCAGAAACCGTAAAATCGTTTAATGTAAGATTTTCTTTTTCTTCTTTTGTGAGAGCCGAAAAACGTGTTTTATCCATCTTCGTCCCTCTAAAAGTTGTATTTATCTCACTTTATTTCCGCATGTCTTTGAACCTTAGCCGGAACCGTTTCAAATGCTTCGTCTTTCAGGTCAAGAATATCTTTATACCATTTCACGACTTTGCTGTGTTCTTCTTCGCTCTCCGTTACCGTTCCGTAATTCACGTTTCCCTTATGAATGTCATAAGCGTCGAGCAAAGGCTTCCGTATCTGTCGTTTCGCGTCCGTTTCATACCTCGTTTCTTTCAGTCGGGTTTTTACGTCTCTGAATGTAATTTTCCGTGCGTTGCTCCAAATCATTCTTTTGTCACCTCCTCGGGGGCTGTCAATAAGTAGTAGTCTTGCTCTACGGTGTTTTCCGCTCCGTATTCGCTGTTGTCCGTGTCGCCTTGCTCTATCGTCTCGCTTCCGTTCTTCCATGCTATGTAAGAATCGGCGGAGAAATCCGCTTGTTCGGTCGTGATTTCGGCGGTTTTGTAAGTTACGGTTAAGGGATTGCCTGCTTCGTTCCATGCGGCAAGCTGGGCTTTCCACGCCGCGGAGATGGAAAGATTTGGATAGGCGGTTTGTAAGAACCAAAAAACAATGGCGTTAAAATTTGCGTTAGACATATAACACCCTTCATTTTGTCCTGAAGTAGCAGTATACGCACGGGTTGTAATTTTATTAGAGATTAAACCGTTTGTACTAAAACCAACAGGTTTAGTTATTACGTAATAAGCATAGCAATTATTAATAATCGAGGTATACCACGTCTCCGTTCCGTTAAATGTCAACGTATTACTCTGCCTTTGTATCTCTCCTGTTTCGGGATATGCGGTATCATATTCAGTCAATTCCACCGCTTCGGGAAGGGAAAGCACTGATTGGGTGTAAGGCTCATAGGGAAGCGCGGAAGAACCGTAATTCAGCATAATGTTATTCCATGATACACTACCTTGCGTTATATTCAAGACATTCCAAGTAGCAGTGTATTTTCCATTAGGAAAATTCGAAACATCAATCATCATCAAAGTATCTCTTTCACGGCCGTTCAAACCCAAAAAAAGCCGATTTGCTTCACTTGGCTTTTCAATTGTGAGAGCGGGGATTGTACCTGTCTGCGAAAATAGAACATCCGATTGAGTTAAAAAAGTAGAATCTTTAAAGAATTGTATTTTCCATGTATAGTAGTCTGCACTATCGGCGGAAATTTGTTTAACTACACCATTTTCATACGTACAGTTGTTATAAGGTATTGCAGTTTCGGCAGAAAACAAATTCCTTCCCGTACTCACTATCTCCTTGAAGAATGCGTTTTTCAAGCCAGGGAAATACGGCATGTAAGAAAGAGCGGTGGAGCCTTCGTTTAACATAGGCTTAAATACAAGGTTATTTATGGTTACACCGTTTGATATGGTTATATATACATAAAATTCCGTATTTTTAGGAGTAAATGTCATTCCGTCTCCTCTATCTATATAAGTTTCGGAGAAGGAAGTATCTTGAATATATATTCTATATGTCGAATCACCTCCACCGGAAGGGCACCCGCTTAACGTATACGCCTTTGAATTATCCAATAATATAGGATTGCTATTTATTACCAATATATAGTTTGCGTCAGCGGTGGCTGTTCCGTTTGCCGTAACGCTATAATCTTCATTGACTGTAAAAGTAATCCCATTTTTTACAGTTGGACTCGGATTATAATACGGATACGGCATCAAATTCGTCGTCTTTACCGTTTTTCCCGTTATCTTCTTCACAGGCGTTTGCACTCCGTCCGCAATATTCTCCCCTCCCGCCGTTTCTCTCGTCGTATAAGTATCCGTTGCCGTCTGCACATAGATTTCGTTCTTCTGCTCTAAGAGGGTATAAAGTCCGTCTACTTGCCTCTGTGTGTTTGCAAGCGCTGTTTGGGTTGCGTAATCCGTGGGAATATTTTTCGTCAATGCGAAAGTACCTGAATCCGCAGGAAAAAGATATGTCCAATCATTTCGTGAGATATATCCTGCATTATAGTTTGTCTCGTCCAAAGAGTTTTTAACTACTGTTCCCTTCTTGGCTTGGATTGCTTCTTCAAACGTATTTTCGCCCGTGAAATCGTTGTTCCCGGCTAAATCTGCTTTTCCCTCCAAAGTATTCACAGCCTCTTCCGCCGCATTTTGTGCTGTTGAGGCTGATTCCGCCGCCGATTGAGCCGACTGTGTAGCTTCTTGAGCCGCACTTTCCGCTGCCTCTTTGGACGATTCTGCAACAGAAGCCGCAGTTGCAGCACTTTCCGAATCTTTTTTAGCCGATTCCGCATAACTTTTCGCCTCTGCCGCACTTTTCTTGGCCGATTCTACCGCACCCGGCGATATGCTCTCTTCCCATGTAGAAATAGTATTACTGACTTTTACTCTAATGAGATTAAACGGGACTTTTATTTCCCTACCGCTCACAGTTTTTTTGGCATAGATTTGTATTTGTCCGTATCCCGCGACAGCCATTCCCTCCGGAAGCACAAAGGTATTATCTTCTATTTCCTTTTCCTCTATTCCCGCACCGCGGCTGTTTACCATTTCAACAGACAACGTATAACCCGAATATATATCAGGTATACTCGCAATCTTAAACTGCGTTGCGTTTTCCTCTCCGGCAATAATTAAATAGCCGTTTTGATTCCCGATAGGATAACCGTTTACTTTTGCCATTATAGAACGATTTTCCATGAGATACAAATCTATCGTGTTTGGCGTATTTGTTGACATACCTTAGCTCCTTTATTTTTGTGAAAAATTTTGTTTTTACTTGACAATTATATCTGTTTGTGCAAAAATATAATATATCAAACTTTTTTTGAGGTTACTTAAATGATTAGATTTTCTTCTCGTGCAAAGAAAATTTCTATTATTTCTTTATTTTCTCTTATGCTCGCCGTAATTGTCGGCTTATCTATCGCTTTAGACATTATTTCCACCAAATCCAAAGAAAATTTATACTTACATCACCTTTTAAGGAATGACGATTGGGACGTCATTACCGATGAATATGCTTACCAAGTTCGATTTATTTCCACTCAAGCAAGTTCTGTTGGTAACAATGTAGATTTTGAATATTATGTAAAAGTAGCAAATCTTACTGATAAGCTGTGTTCCTATTCATATAGTGGCGTTGTTTATGATAAAAGCAATCCAATATTGGAAAGTGACAGAAATCTTATGAACGGGGTTAACAGTACGTGGCATTCTGTTGCTCCTTATAGTATTTATACAGATTATTGCGTACACATGGTTAATTCTAACGGCACTCCTTCAGAACTAAAAGAATACTACTCAAAATGTGATTCGTTTCACACAATATCTTTTACTTTTGAAGAAAAAACATTTGATTCTTAACTTCATTCAAGCTCATATCCAGATTGCATATTGCTTACATAATCTCCTGTTGCGATAGCCCCACCATAGCTCTTACAAATAGCCTTGTCGGCTCCTGCCGGCAAATCGAGAAAAAGAATACTTTTTTCTTCTGCTGTACTTGAATAATCAAATAAACCGATCATAACATGATGAGGCGGTCTAAATCCTTCAGGAATAGGGAGATAGTAATCTTCTATACCAGTGGAAGAACCTCCAAGGCTACGAAAAGCCGAAGAATCTAAAGTTTCTACTATAACTTTTTTGGATTTTCTTTTGAGTTTTACATTTATATCTACCGTAGAACCATCTTTCCAATGTATTTTAACTGTTTGCACATCGGGATCTATATATTCCTCGATTAAGTTTTGGGTAAATTCAGTAGTAGCCACTTTATCGCTTTTATCGGTAACAGGCTGTGTTTCCGCCGTTGTTCCCGCACCCAATGTACCACTTGAGGTAATTACTTGGGCGCGGTCGGCATGTTCACAGTATTTCGGATATTCTTTGTTTCTTTCGTAAAAGTTTCCCAAAGTAGTCCATGCTGTTTTGAGAGACGTTATAACCATAGACAATTCAAATGTTTTGGTGAAGGGAACAGCCTCTTGATTTGAAGGTATAACTTCGGCGTAAACCAAAGTAAACGACAGTTCGTTTGTAAGCACGCCCTTATATAATCTCACGTCTTGAAAATGGACAGCTTCATCATCTATCTCTATCGATTGGGGAATAGAATTTTTAGAATAGTTTTCCGACACATTGCAAGTATAATATATCGTACTTGTTCCGTCTCCATTATCTACAGTCAAGCTTTCGTCATGTATTAATATATAACTTCCGTTTACATTTTTCGTCGCCTTATCTACTTCTTGAACGGGCTGCCCTTTTACATACAAAGGCAAAGCATAAGTCCCGGGATTTGTCAATAAATCCGAAGATGTTCCGACTTGATTTTGTTCCGTATATTTGTTTTCAACTGTTCCTTCCGCCGGAAGGACTTCTTTATTTTCGGTAACAAGTATATGAAAATCGTCTACTACATTTTTATTGTGGTGTACGGTAAACATACCATAGATACTTACTTGTTCGGGATTTTCTATCGTAGCATTTCTACGAATCCCTCCGCGATAACCAAAGGCAATACATACGCCCGCTTTTAACGTATTGCCTTCCAGCTCGAATCCGCTCAAAATACCGTTTCTATTAATTATAGACTTATATATTTTTGCGTCAAATTCGGGCGTTATATGATTCTTTCCCGTCGATTTATCTCCTATCGCGGCAATGGTTCCTGCATAATCAGCATTCATAGTTTTATACCTCTCTTTATTGTTTTTTATATATTTCTTTATATACAAACTCCGTGGTGGCTACCGTTTTATTATTTGTACCTTCGGGTTGCGTCTCTGCGGTTATCCCTATCGACAACACCCCGTTTTCTTCTGTACCGCCCGCCTCATCAGCTTCTTCCATTTTGTAAGGATAATTCCTTAGAAGCGGAGTTTGATATACAGGATATAGGCTGTCGGTCTCCCGCAAATCGATTATCTCTGAAATCCCGCTTTTATCTACCTTTACAATAGCTATCGGCAATTGAAATACGCCTGTTTTAATCGCGCTTAAAACATCTCGCCTCAAAGAAAATTCCGTAATTTCCTTACTGGCGTAATTATTCTTGACGCCTATGAAAAAAGCATTCGGGAGAACGCTTTTATCCCACTTAAGATAAACAATATGATATTGAGCGACCGGCGGCTTTATCACAAAGTCAATGTCCTTCCCCTCGTGCTCTCCCGCATATCCATACGCCATCGCATATCCCGCATTGACGTGCAGAATCGAGGGCGCCTTTTTAGTACAGCTAAAACTTTCCGCTGTTTTCGACGTATAAGTATAAGGCTCGAAAATCCCATACGGAAGCCCTGCTATACTATAACGCACATCGGCAACAAAATCAGACTGTATTTCATTTTCACGAGTAGCGCGGTTTCCGATTCCGCTTATTACTCCCTTGATCTCATTATCCATAACGCTTTTTACCCTTCTTCTTTTGGTTATATAAAGTTGAATACCTTTGTTTACGGAATTGAATCTGAATAATATCCGTATAATTTTGACGTCCCAATCCAAAGTACAGGGTGGCAAATTTATCTCCGGTTTTCATCTTCTTTCCCGTATAAATACTGTCAATTGTACCGTATTGATTTACGATTTTATATTGTTCTCCGAATTGGGTATTCTCAAAATCAAACATTTTACTGTCCGTATTGAGTTCTACCTCTATCGCCTGATTAAACTGTGAAGGAATCAACTCATCGTAAGCGGCGTCAGCCGTAGTAATTTCTTCGTCTCCGTCTGTATCGTCTCCGCTCTCTCCGTTAAATTCGACTATCGCTGTTTTTACGGGCAACACTCTCATTTGAGGAACCGCTTCCGAATATGGTAAATTTTTATCTTTACTTATAAAATATTTACCGTTGCTGATATACAGATAGTATTGGTCGAGAAATTCTTTTGTTTCGCTGTCGATTACCATGCAAACGGTAGACTCCGGCGTTTTTTCTTTGGTATAAGTTATCGTCTGCATATCGACGTTATCTTTTATAATGCCGCCGCTATCGGTAATTGAAGATATTGTAACTATATATTTTGGAGTCCGTTCCGCCAACCTTTCGGTATTGATATCGAAATCAATCGTCCAACTAAGCACTACGGCATACTTTTCAAACAGCTCTACAAGCCAATCGACAACGTTTATGCTGTTATCGCTCCAAGTCCAAAGGATCTTATGCTCTCCGGCATCGTCGTACACGTCTCCGTTCGTAATAATATCCAAAGGTAAAGCCTTGTACTCATCGTAATTATCGTCCTGTTCCGCCGGGTCTTTTTGGGAAAAAACTATTTTCAAGATTTCAGCCACTTCTTTCAAGCCAAGTTTTCCCGCCACAGTCAGTTCGGAATCCGCGGCGAAATCCGCTGATTTTATATTCGGCATATTATCGTTAAAAAGCTGTTTGTCGCTCTTATAAGAAATCGTCAAATCGGCATTATCTACCGAAGTAATTACTCCTTTATGGAACGGACCGCTATTCTTTATCAAAACGATAATATCCCCTTCTACCGCATTTGTTTCCTTTACAATAGATATTGATGAATTGTTATTGACGATATAATCATCGTCTATATTGTAATCCACAACATAACCGCCGTCTATATACGCAAGTTTCCGTCTGTCATAAACTCTATACTGCATATCAAATCAATTCCTTTTGTTCGCTGTACGAAAAGTCTATTTTCACATCGGGATTATCTACGTAAAATACAATCCGATTCACGCCGTTTTTTACCGTCACGAAATTTATATAATCCCAAGACGGCTCTTGCAGCGATACCACCGATTGACTTGTCCCGTCTGTAAAAACCACTTTAGCTTCCTGTGTTGTAGGATTACTATTGACTATCAACGTATACCCTTCATAAAGCGTAAGCTTATCTTCTTGAGTAAACCATTTAGAACGTTGAATTGTCGTTTGGTCGTTTCCGAATGCGTCTTTATACGTATTCTCTATAAACCATTCCACCTCTGTCAAAGGCGTTTCTCCGTTGTTTGTAATCGAAACAATACAGCCGGTTTCCCTACCTTCGTTATTGACTTCGATTGAATAAATAGCACGGCCGCCGAAAATATATTCACTGTCGTCATAATGATACGGATAAACAAGCGGATCTCCGACCGAAGGTACTCCCTCAATCGAATAGCTTATATCCCGTTTCCACACGTCGCTTTGCGTCGTAAACGTAGTTGAACATTCGTACCAACCATATTGGTTAAGCTCCGTTTTATCGATAGCGGAAATCGTAACGTATTTATAAAATATAGGCGATATGGGATCATAGGGTTTATATTCTCCATTCGGGGAATAAAACAACTTAAACTGTTTTCTGAAATCTCCTATAAATGCGCAAAATTTTTTCACATGTTCGGTCCCGTAAAAATACAGAACGCCGGAAACTGCTTTATTTTTTGAAGAAATTTCACTGATAAAATAATCCACTTCCACTTGTTTTTGAGTTATGTCTTGTTCATAGCCCATACCCTTAATAGAGATAAACGGACACCCGTTTTCTATATCATAAGGATTTTCGGGTAACAAATTCCATACCTTATTGGTGGAAGGGTCCTGTAACCACATTTGCCGCATTATCCTATAAGCCCTCCAAGTGCTTTTTGTATTTCATCTACTGTAATATCGGCGACCTTCTTTGCATTTGCGTCACTGACGGGAGTATCTCCCGCAGCGTTTATATCCACGCCAATTCTTACGTCTTTTGTCGTGGCCGATTCCGTCATAATCGTCGTATTTTCTGCCGTTTGCTCCGCCGCTGCATTCATACCGGTTATAGCCGCGGCGGTAGAATTTACGGAATCGAGTGTTTCTTTTGCGCGATCACTGAATAGAGACATTAAGCCGAGGACTGCCATCAACGCGGCCGCTATTCCTGCAATAATCGCTATCATTTTTAATCCACCTACAGAGAACACAGCTGACCCTGCCTTAAATACCGTAAAGAAAAGCTTTGTCACGCCTATGATTTTCGGAAGAATGATTAATATTCCCGCAAGAGTAATCAGCCACTTTGTTATAGTCTCATGATTTGCTAAAAACTTTCCGACGCCGTTTAATATAGGGATTACGCTTTTTTCCAAAATGTCTACAAAGCTTTCTAATAACGGGAGTATTGCCACTAAGACTTCTCCAAAAGCAGCTTGAAGTTCCTGTTTGAAAAAATCAAGTTGTAAGCTCGTGTTTGAGAGGCTTTCGGCAGTAGAATTGGAAATGACGTCGAGCTCTTTTGCCTGTTCGAGATAATCCTCGATACTTGCGCCTTCTTGGTTGAATATACCCGCGATTGCCTGTCCGCTTTCACCTAAAAGCTGCTGTGCATAGTCCAAACGTTCCGCTTGGTCTGTAATCTGCGACAAAGCCTCTACAATTCTTTCAAACTGTTCCGAGGTAGACAAAGACGACAGTTCTCTATAAGATAAACCTATACCGCGTAATGCCGTCTGAAATGCCACCCCTCGACCGGACGCCACCTGCGACATACCTTTTACCATAGTATTAAGGCTCTGGGTGTATACGTCCGATTGTTTTGTCGCAAGCTGTAAAGCATTGTTCCAAATTTGTATTTCTTCTACGCTGGTATCGTATCGCTTGGATAACGCTGTCAATTCCGTACTTGTATCGATAACATCCGCCGCTAAACGCTGAAAACTCGAAGCAACGGAAAGAACGACCCGTGATACCGTTTCAGCCTTTTCTTGGACCCAATCAAAAAGCTCTCCCGCTCTTTCATGCACGGCATTCATCGTCATTGCTACTTGAGTTTCTTTTGATGTAGCTGCTTCAAGGCTTTTTATTGTAGAAGTCGTTCTTTCCAGCTGTATACGATATTTTTCGTATTCACTGTTTAAGCGTTCTTGCGCCTGTTTGGTTTTTTCGTCTGTACCGGTTAGTTGAGATAATTGTTTTTCTATATTGCTCATAGCTTGCCGATACTTATCCGCAAGCTTTTGATTGCTTTCCAACTGATCATTCAACGCCTTAAAGCGGTCTTTGACAAGCTGTACGTTTGAAGGATCTATTTTTAGATTTTCACCCAGTTCACGAACACGAGCAGCAGCGTCTCGCGTTTCTGTCTTCAACTGGCTGATTCCGCTTCTTAAATCTTTCAAGAAGGCGGTTATGCTCGGAGAACCTGCCATATTTACAATTCTCCTTTGTTCATTTTATTTTTTAACATTTGCATTTCTGTATCAAATCTCACCAATGCCGTCTGTTTCCATTTCTTTGACCGCCGGATAGCTCTGTCAATAAAATGCGTACCTTCGACATAGGCAACCTCTTTTCCGTTGATAAAAACCGCATGCCCGGCATTGATGATATAAGCTAAATCGTGGGAAGTCGCAGGAGCACGAGAAAAGTTTCTCTTTATGTACCGACTTTTGGTTAAAGATTTTCCGCGGGGCCTTCTTATATCACGGCCGTAGTTTTTACCCTTTATGGTATTTACGGGCGTTTCGTCGTCCCAATCTACCGAAAACTTATAATACTCATTTTTTTTATACGAGCGTTCGATATGTATGGTTTTCACCAACGTAGTGCTTCCGCTGTCGTTCAAAAGATCGTCATAAAGTTTTTTCCCGTATTCGTCCACGGTTTTTACGGCTACTTTTTCGTAAGTGTCATATACCGCTTCGGGCATCTTTTCAAGCTCTTCCGCAAATCTGTGAAAATCTATATCGGCCATAGTACACCTCCCGAAATGCTCACCATTTCTTTTTTCCCGCTTTACAAAGTTCGGAAAAACTCATCGGAGTCACATTTTCATTCTTCTTGCTTTGGTTAACGAGACTTGCCGCAAAGTCACTCACATCTAAAAGGGTATGCAGTGCCAAATCTTCTACGTTTACCTTTAGACCGATTTGGCATGCGTTATAAATCAATAAAGATGTGAAGTCTTTACTTTTTACATTTTGGGACTGAAAATCTTCTTGAACGCCGACTTGTTTTTTTTTAATCCGAATGAAATAAGGGACATCAATTCTTTGATAAAATCAGGGTCAAACAGAAGCATTATAGGCACTTCGCCGATAATGTCATAGAAATCCCTCGTAGAATGCGGATCGTTAGCCGCTATCATTGCACCCATCGTATTCACGAAAAAGTCGATATCGATTATATCCGCATTTATACTTTCAAAATCTGTATTTTTGAAATCTTCAAAAGTTGTTTCTTCTCCGCGGCTAAGCTTTTCCACCGTCCCTTTATCAAATCCCATCTTTTGTGCAGATTTAACCGTCTTTTCTCCCATAGATAAAAAGTCTGTTAAAAAGTCCCTGCCCGTGTAATTTTTATATTTTATCAGAGTAACCAAATTAAATACAAGTGTGATTTCTTTAGTCTCCGTCAGCGGATTTCCCTGCTCGTCCAGCAGGGAATTTCCGCTTTCGTCAACTTTGTCATCCTCGTATTTATAGGTCATTACATTCCCATAAATCATTTTTTATACTTTTCCTTTTATCCGAGTATTGCCTTAATCTGTTCGATCCGCTTTTCATTTTCGGTCTTAATGTCGTCAAGCTGTTTCGTCAGAGTATCGATTGTTTCATTCAATGCTTTTAACGCCGATTCGCGGCATTTTCTGTAGGTATTCAGAAGTATGATTTCATCTTCGGAAAGATTCAGATTTTTAATGCTGTTATACGAAGCCGTGAGATTATCGATAACCTTCTGATATTCGCCCTTAATAGTGTCCATAACGACGTCGTAGCTTTCCACGGAACCGTATTCTTTCATTTTATTGATTAAGTCCGTCGCGTTCAAGTCTTTTCCGTTTGCCGCACATACATCGTCTTTTACCGTAAATATAATTTTCTTCATAGTTTTTCTCCTGTTTATAAATTGCTTAAATCGTCTTTTGTGTTATTGATACTTTCGGATATTTCTTTATTTACCGTATTTTTCAATTCTTCTGTAGTATCGGAAAGCATTTTTTGCGTTTCTTCTTTGTCGCTCTTTTTAGTAAAAGAGGCAATAATTACAGAAGCGAACTTAACGACGGTCTTTTCTCCTATCAAGGAAATAAGATTCCTTAGACAAGTATTTTCGTAGAGCCAATACACAACGACGGTTGCCACTGCCACCAACAAGCAGGCCCACCCGTAATATTTGAAGTCAATACTTTCTGCAAAGAAATATATTGCCGTCACGGGAAACGCAAGAATAATGCTCGAAAACGCCAAAACAGCTTTTCTCAAAAGCTTATTCGGAATTTTTCCGAGTATTGCTTTTTTGAGAATCCCCATTAAAACTACAATCGAACATACCATAATACAGCCTCCGAGCACTACCTGCTGCCAATTGTCCAGCAGTAAGTTAAATATAAATTTTATTTTTTCCATTTGTAGGACCTCCTTTACTTTTGTTTGTTATTTCCTATAGTAAAGAACTTGCATAGTCTTTATCGGGAATATAAATTTCGTTTTTAGCCGTTTTATAAATCACCTTATCTTCTTCGCTATTTAGTAAAGAAGCTGTTACACGCTGCCGTTTTCCTTCCGAATCGGTATAATAGTAAGGATTACACTTTACGGAAAGCGCAAAACTCCTTGTTGTACTGTCATCTTTCTGCACCGTCTGCGTTTGAATATTCGGGACTGAAAACACGCAATTATTCAAAGTAAACTTATTTTCCGAAGTTCCACCGCTATGATTTTGCGTATTGAAGAAGGAAATTCCCACTTTCTTTGGCGGCGCTTTTTTTCCGAAAACGATTGCGCCGTTATTATCCGTAATCGCGTTGTATAATTTTTCATAGTCCGCCTTTTTTAATCCGACAAACGTTATTGTGCCTTCTCCCGTTACATCACCTATCAAAGTAGCATAATCGGTTATATCGTCGGCCGCAATATCGCTTGAAGTTTGAGACATCGTAATATCGACATTTATAAGACCTTCTATAGTTTCCGCCGCTTCATACGTCCCGTCTTTTTCATTCAGCGCCGCAACTATAAATCCATAATTGCCGTTTTCATAAATTCTGCTTTTTTCTTCAGCCATTGTTCTGTCCTCCTGTTATTAAGGTAAGCATAGCCGCTTCAAAATTGCAATAATAGATAGGGCTATCCACATCTATTTGCGTATCAACGGTTTCGCTTGTAAAATTTATCTCTATTTGTCTTTTTTCGCATTCGTTTTCGATTGCTTCCGCTAAATCCTGATATTCGGCGTCCGAAAAGCCGTTTCGAGTAAAAAGTTTTCCGTAGAGATAAACTTCACGCAACACCGAATGGTCATCCGCCGCAAGAACTTCAAAATTGTCCGATACGGCGTAAAGCAGAAACACGCTCTGCGAAAGCAGATCATTGACCTGTCCTCTCCAATATTTCGGCTTATACTCGTCGTCGCCCGTCGAACGTTGCATTCCCGCGGCCTTTAACGCAGTTTCAAATTCGGCTGCTACCTTTTCCCTTATTGAAAACTTTGTATTATTCATCGAACTCATCCTTTGCCGTATATTTAGTCGGGTCTGACGTCTTTATTGCGGTAAACGAACTATCCACGTTTCTGAAATCCAGCTCGTCTATGGATTTTATATCGTATATCTCTCCTCGAAATATTACTTTCAAATCCGTAGTGATTTTCGGATTTCTGTTCACCGTAAACTTTACCGTCAGCTTATCATAATCGAGCCCTGCATTAGAAATTTCTGTTAACGACATTGCCCGTGCATTTGCCCATACCCCGCCTTTTTCAAACAAATCTTCCGTATATATAAATTTACGAAATCTTACTACTTTCGTAATCCCTTCCACTTCTTTGGTAGCTGATTTATAAAGTTGTATTTTTTGATCCTTCCGCCGATTTAGCATATTATTCCCCCACAAGCGCAAATCTGTAACTGTTTCATCATTTGCGTAAGCCGTAAATCTTGTATTTCGGAATGAAGGTCATAATAATCGAGGTATACCTTCAATAAGACATATCCTTTCGCCAAACACATTACAGGGTCATCCTGCGGAATAGACAAATAATCAAAGTTTAATCCGGTACCTATAGAAAGATAACTTTCAGCAGAATTTACCAACCCCGCGATTTCATTGTCTTTCTCGTTAAAATCAATCGAAAGTGTTTCTTTTGCTTCTTCAAGGGTCACTATTTTCATGCTGAAAGTTCCTCCCGATAGTCATTGTTATTATCAGCTGCCGACTGACGCCGTGCGCGTGCCCAACGTAACAAACGAGCCGCGCTTTGTTTTGCTGTTTCTTACCGAATATGTAGTATCATTGATCGGAGCGCCGTTCAAACGTGCAACGATTCGGAACGTATTTTCATCGTACAAGAAACGCACATGAATACTCCATTCCTTTCTTTCCGCGCCTTTTTTAATCAGCATATACTGATCAAAATTGGCAAGCAGAATATCTCCCACACTGTCTTTTGCGGAAAGAAATTCGTCGTAGATTATCGGCTTTCCAAAAAGCGTATCATACTGTGAGTTGGACAATCCGCCTGCAGGAATAAACAGCAAATTTCCTTCTCCGTCATTCAGAAGCGGCAATTCAGCTTCCAAGTCGGGATGCATAAACCACGCCGCATTATCCCAGTCCTTCTTTCTCATAGCTGCTTTCATAGCAATAAAATCTTTAGCAGTCAGTTTAGTGCTGTCCGCGGGCGTTACGGTCACCAGTCCGGAAGATTTCAGAACGCCGAAAGGCTGATTCCCGGTATCTCCCGTACCGTTTAAGATACCATCCGTAACAAGCCCCGCAAGTGCGTCCGCAAAGCTGTCCTCGACAAGCTGCGAGGTAAAAGATACGTCCTCCAACATTTCTTCCGTCACATAACAAAGCCCCATCGCTTTACGCAGTTTCAATTCTTTGGATTTAATTTTAGGTTTCGAGGGCGTCACCGTCCCTCCTTCCGTTACCCAATAAGTCTGCACACCCCCAGATACGACAACGCCTTCTTTTGCCGCGTCTCCGCTGTCGTCGAGTAAAACATAATTTGCTCGATTCGAGTCGGAAGAAATGGTGTAGGAACGGCAACGGGAGATAATAGGACTTCTCTCATACGCTTTTTCGAGAATGTTTCCAAGGAAATCGCTTTGAATCGCGTACCCGCCGTCAGGATTATTTGTAGTATTAAGCGTTCCGTCGGATTTTTCGTCGTCTCTAATCAAACGAGGATCTACAGCTCCGTTCGGGCGGCCTGCGTTAACAATGGCTCGAAGTTGTTCTGAAAAAGAAGTAAACAGCTTTTTGTTATTCGCCGCGCTGTTTTTACCGTTTGAAGCGGAGGAAGCAGCCGCCGCCGTTTCTTTTTCATTTGCTTCAAATTCTTCCTGTGCTTCAATCATTTGGTCGAGCTTTTTGATTTCCGCATTGTTGCTTACAAATGCTTCATAATCGGTTTCCACATTGAGACTTTTCCCTTTATTCAGGAGCTGTTCTCTTTTGCTATACAGGTTTTCAAGTGCTTTTGTCATATATTTCTCCTTTATTCAGCCGTTTGGATTTTTGTTTCGGCTAAAATTTTAACGTTTTAATAATAGAAATTCAAATTGTGCTGCGGCTTCTCGTATTTGACGCTTCGTCGGCGTTTTTTCCGGTCGATTCTCCGGAACCGGTAACTTTTTACTCACTTTATTAAAAATCGTAATGCGTTGATTTTTTATGCTGTTCAGTACCTCGTCCGGAATAATTATCGAATCCTTTGTAATCTCTCCGTCTATAAATCCGTATTCAAGTGCGGCGTTATAATCAAGCCACGTTTCATCGGTCATCAGTTTAGAAATTTTTTCACGGGGAAGATTACTCTTTCGGGCATAAGCGTTTATAATGCCTTCTTTAATCGCTTTTAAGGATTCAAGGCACTGTTTGACTTCCGTTATATTGCCCCATATCGCGGTAGACGGATCATGAATCATCAAAAACGCGGTCGGTGACATATAAATTTTATCGCCGGCCATGGCAATTACACTTGCAGCACTCGCCGCAATACTGTCAATCTTTACCGTAACTTCTCCTTTATACTCTCTCAACATCGTATAAATGGAGCTTGCGGCAAGCACATCGCCGCCATAACTGTCTACATATACGCTTAAAGGCTTTCCGTTCAGCGCCGAAAGTTGCTCCTTAAAACCTTTCGGCGCCGTACACTTTATTCCGAATGCTTCATAAAATTCCGCGTCGTCGTCAGACACAATGTCACCGTTTATATAAAGCTCGGCGGATTCTGCCTCGGCTCTGTTTACAAAATTGAAAAACGACATAATTACTTCTCCTCTTCTTCTTTTTGTTTCGTAGCTTTTTCGTTACCCGTTAAATCGTTAGGCGTTGCACTTCCCGCCGATTCACCGTTTAATAAACGTTCTAAGGGAACGCTATTCGCGCCTATCAGTCTTGTTTCGCCCTTTTCTCCGATTGAAGGCATATCCTCCAAGGCTCGGATTTCATTGATATTATACACACCCATAGAACGCATTTTATCGTAGAAATTTGCTCGTGTCGTACTGTCTCCCCGCAATTCTGCGTTAAGGTTTCCTTTGATTACCCAACCCTTATTTCTCTGTTCTTCCGTCAATAACTTTAACGTAAGTTCTTGTTCCCACTGCCGGAGCTTAGGGACTATCGTTTCCGTAATATAACAAATCTGACCTTGTTCATTTGTGCTGTAAGACTGTTTCCCGATCCCCAGCTTAAACGAACATGACGCCATATTAAAAAATCTTGCTATATCTTCGACGTTGACTTCTTTTGAATTTACAAACTGCATTTGTTCGGGCGTGATTTGCGGGACTGTGACATATTCAAATCCGTTGTCTAAAATAGCCGTCTTAAAACGCTTATCGCCCGTATGCGCTTTTTCCCATTCTTCCCGAACTACTTCTTTCAAAGATACATCAACCGTTTTTGTTTTTCCATTCTCATCAATAATATCTCTTTTGGTTTTCTTTGACGATATATCGGCAACAGTTTTCAAATAATCCGCAGGACGGGCAAAATTTTTATAAAACGCCTCATTATAACTTTCCTGATTTAACCCGGATTGAACGGTATTTCTTGCATATTCCAAAGGCGATATTCCGTTTATTCCGTCTACCGTCATCGCTTTTAGATGGATTATTTCATCATAACGAAGGGTCAAGTTATTTTTCTCTGATAAAGTTACCGTATACCAAAGGTTATTGTCTGCATCTACCATTTTCGATACGGACGACGGCGGGACCGGAATAAGCCGCTCCACACGAGTTGTCCGATATTTTCGGACGGGAACGCAATACCCTTCGCCTTCCGTAAGAACCCACGTCCAAAAAAGTTTATTCATTGTACCGGCATTCATTTTTTCGTTAGGCTGCATATTGAGGATATAATAAAGTTCCGGATCGTCTATTTTTTCTTTAGTAAATCTGTTAATGACGTTGAACGGAATTTTACTCATGGTATCGGAGATTGTAGATATGGCACAATATACGGAGGAAAGTTTCATTGCATTTGTTTCCCGCGCATTCCTTTCCATCTGTAAAATCAACTCGTCATGAAAAACAGATGAATCCCCGGAATAATTTTTTATCCTTTTTTGTTTTTTGGGTTTGTCTTTAGAAAAAAATCCCATCGCAACTCCTCTTTACTTTCAAAACGTAAATGTACCATTTATTATTGAATTTACTAAGTTTTCTCCGTTTAATAAATCCATTTTTCTTATTGCATCTAAGGTAGAAGCCAAAAGATCGATACGATAAACGCTATCTTTATTTTTTTTCGCCACCTTCATTCGTCCGCCTTTATCGTATTCCTTGTACGCATTTGAACAATGCTTTATGAACAGCTCATTTTCACAAATTACCAGTTTTCCGTCCAGTAATTTATTTTGAAATAATTCGCATGCCTCGTTTAATACTGCTGTCGTTTGCGGACATTCAAAAACCTCATAGGCATTTCCGCTCGGCGTTCTTCCTTCTTCAAAATCTATCAGTAATTGATGACACCAAGCAGGATCGGCTGAAATACCTTTTATTTCACTGCTATTATTTCTTTCAAAGTCGCATACGTATTGTTTTAAGGGCTCTTGGTCGATATAAGTTCCCGGTATTATCTCCAAATATCCTTTTTTGGCATACGCTTCATAAGGCAAACCGTCTGTTTTTTCATGCCGAGACAGGCTTTCGCTCGGTAAAAAACCATAAGCATAAATTCCTATTTTATCGTCAGGCAGATTAAATACAAATGTTTCTGACGACAAATCTATTTTTTTGCTTGCGTCGATTCCGCAAACCGTAGGACGGTCTTTAATTAACTCAAAAAATTCTTCTCGAGAAATTTGGCTCTTTACAAGCATGTCCAGCATCTCTTGATCCAAAAATTTTTGTTCACTCCCGACTTGCCAACGATTTGTGCGTTTTGTTAGAAACTCTATCCTTTGCGCCTCACTTCCTCCGTTAAAGGCTTTGTTATATTCATCTTTTATTTGCGTTAACAGCCTTTCCGAATACTCATTATGCTCACGCAGCATTGGAGCCGCTTTCTCGTAAAGGCTGAAATCTGCCGGATCGTCTTTTTCGCCCAACTGACGAATCATGATAAAATATGTATCGTCCTGTACTCTTTCGTGCAAAATTTCCAAACAACGGTCATAATCCGTCTTTGCGGGTTTATTCGCGGCATCGTCTCCGGTGGTCGTTATTTTCAAAAGCAAGCACTGTTCCCGCTTACCGAATGAACCCCGTAAAACATTAATTCGTTGTTCTTCTTTATGAGCCGCCCATTCGTCGGCTATAATAAGATTCAGCTTGGCACCGTCAAGATTTCCTGTTTCCCGAGATACGGCAGTAAACTCACCACCGCGCGCCTTTCCTCGAATATATGTCTGCTTTACATCTATTTGGTCTTTCAAAAACGGGCTTCGTCTCGCCATTTCCATAGCCGTTCCCCGCACTTGCTTTGTCTGTTCGCGATCAACTGCGAGCGTTACAATTCGGGGATTAAGCTCAAAATGTCGTTCAGGTGAATCCGGGTGATAAGGAGGGTAAATAACGTCCGCCGTCAATCCATAGTTTCCGATAACTCCGCATTCGCTTGATTTTCCTTGGCCTCTTGCTTCATATATCAAGGCTTCCACAAATCTCCTGCGTCCCGTCGCTTTTTCAACCCAGCCGAAGATGTTTCCCAAATCAAAATACTGAAAATGTGCAAGTTTCAAAAATGTTCCTTGCGGTGCGTCTATATTGGCGCAGCTTTCAAAAAATCTGAAAAATCTGTCGGCTCGCGTCGTATCGTAACACCACGGAAAATCAGGGTCGTTTTGTCTATTCAAATCCTTCATAAATCGCTTGCATGCAAGCAATTCGGGTTCGTCCGACAAATATTCACCGCTTATGATTTTTTCCGCATAACTATATTCTTTTCTTGTCTTGTCAATGGTGTAGTACATTATTACTCGAACAATCCTCTCTAATCGAACATACTATTGGTTTCAATCGTCGATTTTTCCTCTCCCGTCAGCTTTGGCGAATTTTGCGTTATTTTTGCAAGTTTATATTCTCCTAAAACCGTAAGCCCCAATGCTTCTGCATACTCGTTCACGGATTTGTTTTTATTCTCTATTTCTTTCAAAATCGGATGTACTTTAATATTTCCGCGGTCATCAACAACCGAAGTCGGACACCCGTCTTTTTTCCATGAAGATATGAGCAATCTTCTCATAGAAACCGCAAGACAATATGACTTTAAGGCTTCATAATGTCGGGCATTCAGCAAATGAATTTTAGAATTTTTTTCACAAAGCAATACATAATCCCAAGCCTCTTTTGCATACGGAATGTCATTTAGATCTTTGGGAAAATCTAAAAGTTCCATGTTGCACTTTTGCATATTGTCATAAACCGATTCTATATCGTTAAATTTTGACGGAATCGGTTTATCCGGAACTACCGGCTTTTTCTTTCTCCCTGCCCCTTCTCGTTTTCCTCCGCTCTTTCCTTTTATTCCTGACATTGTTATTTCCCGTGATATTTTCTATATAAATCCTCATTGGTTTCTTTAGAATGGATTTTCCCGTGGCAACTTGAACAAAGTGCTTCCCACTGTGTTTTATCGCAAAAACTTGTCCAATTACAGAACCCTTCTTTATGATGAACTGTATCGGCAAGCGTATGTTTCCCTTTTCGAGCACACTCCTCACACCATAAATGCGTCAGCAAAAAATTCTTTCTCGCCTTTCTCCACCACGGCGTTTTGTAATATCTGGCATATTGGCTGGTCGTATCTCGACATGCTTCTTTTTTGTGTTTGTCGCAATAAGCGCCTTCACCTACTACAGCGTTTTGACATCCCGGAAACGAACAAATCTTTTTTCTGATATATCCCATTTCTGTACTTCCTCAACTTCTTAAAATAAATTATATAGACAAAAAAAGGTAAAAACGGGTAAACTTTTCAAAAACCATAAAATTTTTCTTGACAAAATAAAAACCCTTGCTACAAGCAGGGTTTTTACATAATTTTTTCTTACTTTTTTCGAATTTGCCTGTTATACGCTGTGGCGCAAATTGTTTTTGCTTCCCTTTCGAGCTGTTCCGCTTTACATTTTCCGTCCGTACAGTATGTACAATAATTGCAGTAGTCCATTTTTCCGCTCATATCATACTTCCTGCTCTCGCTTAAAAGATACTTCTGCTCGTCAAGTTGCTTTTGCCTTTCAACATTTTTCATTTTTTTCGGCCTCCTTTTTCATTTTTTCTATTGCTGACGAAGTATATAGTTTAATGCTTTCAGGACTATAATACATCAGTCTCGCTGTTTTATTTAGGCTATAACACATCATATATCGATTCAAAATAATCTGGTGTTCAACAGGCGTCAATGTTTTCATAAGAGAAAATATAAACTCTTCTGTATTTGCTATCTCATTTATGTATCGATCATATTCCTCTTGCTGTTTTTTCAGATAATCTTCGATATGCGCTTTTATTTCGGGATTCTCCGTATGGGTAAATGTAAATTTTTTATACTCTAACGCCTCGTGCATTGATTGTACCAAGTTTTTCTTTTGCACAAGAGTTTTAAGCAATCCTTTTATATTTCGTTTATCCGTGATTGATGTATATCTTGGTTGCATACGTTTTCTTCCCTTTCAAAAAATACTTTTTGTTAATTTATATCTTTTTTCGTTTCCGTATTTATATTTGCACTCCATTGTTCACGGGGTAGCATAACCGTAATATTACTTGCTGTGCATAGTATTGGCTCAAACTTACATATAGTTAAATGACAAGGACATCCTAATCCCTTTTCAAAGTTTCTACATAATCCACAACGTGTTTGCCATTGGGTCATTGCTTTCCCTCCGACAATTCGTTTAGTTTCTTTTCTAACTCTTTCAATTTTTCCTCGGCAGCTTCGCGGGTGGTGTAAACTTTATCGTTTACATATAAATCACACATTTTATAAATATTTTTATCCGTAATTTTTTCTTCATGTATTCGCCACCCCGAAGAATATACCGGTCTTTCATTTCCCTTTTTGTCTATTTCATAACCGTCTCGAAAAATAAAGTTTACCGAATATACCGTATCGCCAACCTTCAAAGGCAACTCTACCAACTTTCCCGTTTCTATTTTGTCCTCCAATTCTGCAAGACGGTAATGCAACTCCGCCGCTTGTATGGCTATTGTATTTAATATTCCCAATGGACAATCCATACACTCAAAGCAACAGCCCTCCATTATGTCCTCGGCTGTCACTCCACATTCTTCTTGGGCGTGATTTGCTATGTACTCTGTCAGTTTCACTTCATTTCCTTGCTCGTCGTAAATAAACACCTCTTTATCTTTGCAATGCGCATAATTCAGCATTGTTTCTACATTGTCCTCGGGTTCGTTAGTCGTCAATCTCTTATACTTACTCATTTTTGTTTCTCCTTTAACAGTAATTTTATTTCCAGTTCGGACAGGAGCTTTATTTCTTCCGCCCATTTGGCTATCATTTCATAACACTCGGCTCTGTAATCCCCCTCGAAAAAACATGCGTATCTCTAAATCGCTTCGCTTAATTCCTGTATTCTGTCTGCATGTTCAAAATCGTGCGGATTCACCCCAAGCGGACATTCCTTATACTCGCTCATTTTTTACCTCCTCGAAATAAAATATAATATCTTTTTTGTCTTCCGAAATCAAGCCATAATCACGCGCAAGGCGATATATAAATACTTTTTCTAATCGCTCTACTATTAATCCGAGTTGCCTACGAAAGCCCTCTACCGTCATTGTACTTTTATAAAAATTACAAGAACGACACGCAGGAGATAAATTTGATATATCATTATCTTCACCTTTCATGTAAACGCTATTGATATGATCTACCTGCATATCCTTATACTTAATTGCTTTGCCGCAGTACGCACAATGTCCGTTATACTTTTCATAGACAATTTTTCGTGTCGCGGCAGGTAAAGGTTTTCTATTGCTCATTTTTCTTTCTCCTTATTTATTTTCAATACTTCTACCATTAGTTTTATTGCTTTCTCGCAATCATGTTTTCTACTTGATTGAAAATACCAATAGCATTTTCCGTTTTGAGTATACATCGGACAAAAATCACATTTTATCAGTTTTCTTTCTTTTTCTTGCATTTCTTACACCTCTCAATATCTGTTACAATACCTTCCAATTTACACTCAATCCAAAAGGTTACGCTATCCCTACCACCATTTTCTATTTTTGCGTATCGGCAATTACATTTCTTTAAAACATCTTTCATTTTATCCCTCCAACAATTCGGGATTGTCGTGTATATTCCCGATGATTATTAAAATATTATCACAATTAAACATATAATCATTACTCGAATTTAGCGCTTTAATATAATAGCAACTCGCGTTTTCACTATATTTCACAGTTCCCGTGACATATCTATACGTGGACGTATCGCATATAATTATATCCCCCTCGAAAATCTTCTTCCCGTTCTTATCAGTCAAGCCTGTATACTGCCCAACGGTTTCAGGAAGCACATCAACGACCTGCATTCCATTCTTAAATCCCCAATCGCAAGCGAGCGCGTCTTGGACGATTAAATGTTGAGTATTTTTTTCAACTTCGCTCTCGCCGCGCACCATGCAAAGGCGTATTTTTTGGTGTGCAAAATAACTCCCATACACCCATTCGCCGTTGTCTGCGTTCTTTCCTCTAAATAATATCTCTCTCATATTTGCTCCTCCGACAGCTCTTTTTCGGCCTCCACGACCGTTTTCACCCGTGTATCCTTCACTTTCGCGAGCCGCACAGTATACCCGTTTGCCACAAGGATCGCCGCTATCGTCTGCCGATCCTCTATTCCGTTTATTTCAATCTGAATCTTCATTTCGGCCCCTCCAAAAGTTCTTTTCGGCTCTCTCAATTACTTCCTCATAAGTCTGGACTACCTTCTCCGCTACTTCCGCTCGGTGTTTGAGTTCCGCATTTTCCTTCCGCAATTCTTCTATATATTGAGCAGCATATTGTTCTATTTTACCCCCATGCTGCAAAATATCTGCAACCTTCTCATTCATTTCAAGATATGTTTTCATTCCTCTACCTCCACTCCGTATTCTTTCGCTATTTCATGCATAATATCGTCTATCGGTAATTCATAGCCGAATCGCAATGTTTCCATGATTTCCATAAACGTTTCTTTCCGCGCTTGTTTGTATGCCTCCCGCGCCGCTTCCTTTACGTTTCCATAGCCCGCGTTTACTAAGGTTTCGATTTTGCACCTGTTACACGAATATCCGAATTTAAAGCATTGTCCCTTCGGACAATTATGCGAATCGGTAATTTTAATCATTTCTTCGATTTGCTTCTCTTTCTCCATGTTAGTCCTCCAAGTCAAACAAGGTTTCTCCTTTCGGTAATTCTTCATACAGCCAATAGTTAAAATATTCTTCGCCTGTCTTAAACCCGTATTTGTTCGATAAATTTTGTTTTATCCGTATTCGCATTATATCCTCACACAACTTTATGAATCGTGCTTTATACTTTGGATATCTCTTAAATTCCTCTATCCTGTATAATTTCCCCGCCATTGGACAACCCACACACCCCACTCTCGTAAATCCTTCTCCGTAAAGAGGATTTACCTCTATATGCTCACTTTCGATATAATTCCAAAGATATTCATTGCTCCAATATGCCAATGGATTCACTATAAAGTAGTTCTTTCGATAACATGCCCCCGTTTGTCTTACTTCGTCTGCGTTATCGAAATGAAATAACTGAATGTCTGAATATTTTTCCTTATCTTTCATTTCGATACTATCCCGATGTAATGACCGTTTCACGCTTTCCGCCTTTCTTACCCCGAAAGAGTGCGTTGCAAATTTTAGTTCCGGTATATCTCGCTCTTTCAGTTCGCTGCAACAAAATCGAGCTTTTCTCGAAGGTAACATCTTACGTTCCAAACACAACGACCAAAAACTTTTTTCGGGATAATAGATTTTACACGGAATCCCTTCCGCTTCCCATTGCGCAAACTTCTTTCGTATATAATATACCGTCTCAGGCGCGTCCAACGTCGTATGATTATGCATGACGAAAAATTTCACTCCCGATTTCCGAAACAAGTCCACTAAAACATCACTGTCCTTTCCTCCGCTATATCCTACGATATATCCCAACGGATTACGATGTAACGCAATAGCTTCAAACTCTTTTATCAGCCTTATACTTTGTTCTACCGTCGAGTTCTCCGTCCCGTCAAATACGGATTGCTGATAGTTCATCTTACTCCTCTTTTTCCTACTTCCCGCTCATGTGCGCGAACGGGTTTCGGTTTGCCTTGCATGTTTGCTCTTTCTCACAAAACTGAACTTTTCCTTTTTATTTATTTTCACGTCGCACACCCGCGAATGACTTTATATTCGGATTCCGGTTATTCGGTAAAACTTTTCTGCGTCAAAGTTCGGAATCTCCTGAATAATCTTTTTATTTTTATCGCTTAATTTATCCCACCAAGTTTTACATGCCTCTTTATATTCGTATTTCTTCAAATATCCGCCTATCAGTGCTTTTGCTTTATCTGCTTTCTTCTCTTCTTCCGTATATTCAACCCATTCGGTCAATATAAATGGCACAGAATTTAAGGCTTCATAAAAACGGCTGTTCCTAAATTGCAATACCGTCATATCCGATAATTTGTCGAATATATAACATTTATTTTCGTTTTCATTAAAGAATCCCGAGTTACAGTTGCCCGAGTTACAGTCGCCCGAGTTCCAGTTGCCCGAGTTCCAGTTGCCCGAGTTACAGTCGCCCGAGTTACGGTTGCCCGAGTTACAGTCGCCCGAGTTAATATATCCTGTATTCTCGTTGCCTGTGTTACTGATTTTCAAAACTTCTTCTTTCGTAAGCATACGCTTTATTTTTAATTTATTGGTACAACACTTTTTCCCGTCTATGTCTGCCACGATTTCTCCAAGCGGCTCGACTTCGCATATCACACTATCTCGCAAATTATAGTAATCATTTACGTCATTTAGGTTCCAACAGAAATGAATCCCGTTTTTGCAAATCACCAATGGCCCTTTTACCTCTGCCATATCTCCAACCTTAAACGTCATATCTCGACAATACAACGTTCCGTCTTCTTTTACGTTAAAGCCTTTGTACCCTATACGATTTAATTTCAATTCTTTTACTTCCATTTCTTTTCTCCGTTTTTTTTATTTATTCCAACCCGCGCACTGTCGTTTGCATGTTATTCCGTCAAACACTCTATCTCTACTTCTACCCGCGCAGAGTCTCCATATTCTTTCTTTACCGTCAGCCCTATGACCTGTGAATCGTCATAGTAAGCTACTCCGTTCAATGCGTCTAAAATCGCTTTTGCTATGTTATCCGAATCGGGTTTTTTGCAAGGCTTTATTTTGCCCTCTGCCGCGCTTTTTCGCATTGCCTTGGAGAAATGACACGGGAATATCGTATATCGCTCTCACAGACACGTTTAACGGCGTTTTATCGTAATATGTACCTCCCGCCGCTTTATAGCTCCACCTCACAAGGTTTTCATAGTCTACCGTGTTCTGCGGCGTCATGCTTTGCATTTTTCCCAACCGACCATTATAGAACGTCCTCGCACGCGCCTTTCCTTGCGGTTTTCCTTTAACGATGAATTTCATCTCCACAGCCTCCGTGCTTCTTCTTGTCTCTCCATTCGGTATTCCGCATACACCATGCTTTCTCCGTTCCTCGATTTCCCTACCCGCAAATACGTCTTTATCGGATAGCCTTGCTTCTTCAACTCGTATATCCGCGCTCCCAATCTCATGATTCCGTATCTCTCCATCGCTTCTCGGCTCGTAATACTTCCGTTATCAAGCAGGTGCCTCAACACCTCTTCATTCTGCGTCATTTTATACCTCGTTTCCCCAACAGTCCCATCCCGCTGCATATTCACGGGCAAACAACTCTATTGAATTACATTCTCCCATTAGCCTTTTGATTTTTTCTCTGACTTCGGGCGGCTTTGCCGAATGCCTTGTGAGCGGTGAAAAAACAAGTTGGCTAACAGAATTATTATTTCTACGTGGCTTTCCTTTTGTCGCAAGCAAGCAACACTCTGTATTTCCTCTCGTCCATCTGCCAAGTCCAAAGAAACAGGCTTTATGTAAAATATCCTGCACGGTTGAAATCGTAAAATTATTGAGCTGCACATTACGATTCAATTTTATCCATTGAAAGGCAATAGTTTTATATTTGAATCCCCATTCTTCGATCAGCTGTAAAGCCTCTTTCATTTGCGGGTATGTTGCCCAAAGAAACAATACAGCGTCTCTTTCTGCCAAATTCTTTACAGGCAGCTTTTCCAAACTTTCTAAATCCATTGTCTTGTAATGAAATTCGCAAGCTCCGTTACACTTCCGATCTTTATACCTCCATGGCGGATCTGCGTATATTACCGAATACTTTTTATCTGTGTTGAATATATCAATTTTCATTTCCTTCCTTCTCAAACGGACTTTCCGCTTCTATCTCCAATAATGTCGGTTGAATCTGCATTCTATAATTTTTGGCTTCCTTCGCTACCGTTACCACAAAATTTTTTGTTGACCCGCAGGCTTGATATATTCTGCTTCCGATTTCTTCCGTTATTTCCGTCAACTCCCGTAAAGTATAGTTCGAGGTAAATATTGTCCGTAAGTTCATGTTTATCCTTGCGTCAATAATCTCTTTCGACAAGCGGAAATCTTCGTCGGAAGGTAAAGCGTTATTCGGTTGCCAAAGAAAATCATCGATAAGTAAAACCGGAACCGTTTTCAACTCCTTTATTTTCGGCTCATAATATCCGTATTCTGTCATACGCATTTTTAATTCACGGGATTCTTTACGCCATGAAACATACTTTCCTGCAAATCCTCTTTGTATTAAGCTATACAGAGCGGCGATTGCTAAATGCGTCTTTCCCGTGCTTGTCTTTCCTCCGATATACAAAAACGGATATTCTTTTTCCCTTGTCCACGTTTTTACTCGCCTAAGCATGTCGCGTTGCCAGTCGCCGTTGATTTGGAAGTTCTCAAACGTTCGTGTCGTCAATAAATTTTCAAACTCGCGTTGTTCTTCCGAAATTTCCCCGTGATTCCTGCGAGCCATACAGGAGCAAACTTTATGTATTGTATAAATTCCCTCGCGAACCACCGTGTAGCCCTTGTTTCTGCAAAGCCGACATTTATATCCTTCCAAACGTCCGAACGATAAATTTTCTTCCAAAGCCTTATATTCTTCAAATTCCTCGGCCGTCATATCGAATAATGGTTTCCCCATTTTTTTCTCGGCTTCTTCTTGATACCGTTCGATATATTCGCTTCTTTGCTCTTGCGTACCCGTTCTTTTCAGCAAAACAGAAAATAATTCCATTCCTCTCGATTCTCGTATCGTTAAATTCATCTTTCCGCCTCCTATTCCTTAAAAGCCTCGTCTAATTCTTCCTTCGTACTTTTCGACCGTTTATCCTCATAGCCCGTAGATTTATCATGCGGAGCTTCTTTCGATTTATCTTTGTATTTATTGCGTATAATTAATTGATAATTCGACACGATCCATTTAAGCGATACGGGATTTTCTGAATCAGATAAATAATGGCTGCTTTCCATAAACTTTTTGCGTAAAAGCTCATAGTCTATACCATATACTTGTGAGGTGTCTGCTACTATATTCGGAAAGTCTTGTAAAAAATCCCTTAACTCCGGATCTTCCAATTCCTCGCGCGCGCACGCGCAGTTGTTGTTAGTTATTCTATTAACTTCTATTCTATTAACTTTATTGTAGTAGTCCTCACTTACTCCTACCGTAGTACTACCGTAGTCGTCATGTAGTTCTCCGTGATTGAGTATATCTCCCCCTACCCCCACGGAAGGCGGGGGCGGCAACTTGCTTTTTGTAGGTTTATTAATCGTTTGATAATCAAGCCAGTTTTCTAATGCGTAATATTCTCTGCCGTCAACGGTATAAAGCTGTGTGGACGTCTTAAGTGCTATCTCCGATAGGGCTTTTTTAACATCGGCAACTCGTTTATTCTCGTCGTTCGGGAAAGTCATACTCGCTATAGTCGCTGCTTTTGCCACTCCGCGGCCTTCATCGTCCGCATGGCTGATTAAACTAATAAACACTAATTTTGAAAAATCACTCAATTCGGAGAAAGAAAACGACTCCCATATGCATGGGCTTATCATCCGCTTTCTCGCCAAAATATATACCCTCCTCGGTTTTTCTTAGAGGGCAGAATTTCCTGTCCTCTCTTTCGTGCGTCATTCTGCTTGCAATGCTTCACTATTTTGAACTACTCCGTCCTCATCCGTTTCTATGGCCGGTTGCTCGTTGGATTGATTTTCTTCCGCATTCGCTTCCGCTTCTTCCACTTCCTCCATATCAAACAACAAGCCCGTTTCAGAAACGTCATCGTATTTATTATCGAGCTCGATCGCTTTCTGTACGTCCGAGGAACAAGGACACATTTTCAGAACTTGCCTTAAACAGGATTTTTTCGCCATAGCTTCAAAATCTGTCTGCCAAGGACCGTTATTAAACGTCTTTGAATACCTCTTCCCGTATTTCTTCGCTTCGTCTACGCTCATCCAATAAGCATTTTTTCCACCGTCTTTTAATATTACCGCCGCGTAAAATCCGATCGCCTCCCCGCGGTCTCCCAAGGCCGGCTTATGTACCAACACAGGCTCAAATCCGTAAGAAATATCAAATGTATCGTTTTTATAGACTGTCTGCGCGTCAATGCTCGCTATCTCGCCGCTCCGACGGGCAAGTACCATAAGACCTTTATATCCGGGGATAAACTGACATTCGTATTTCTTCTTTTTATTATTAAAGTACGGCAATAAATATCCTTCCCCGTTTACGTTCGGTTTCAGTCCGAGCTGTGCGCAGTTCATAAGTGCTCCATAAAACGATAGCGGCGTACATTCTGCAAGATATTTCGTCGTGTTCAAAGCGTTCAATATCAATCGGCAAAACGTATCCGGCGGAAGCACCGAAGGTAAGACTTTTGCCAATTCGCCTTTACGCTCGTTTACGAGGTCGCCCAAGGTCTTTTCCCTCGTTTCGGATTTTACCGCTGCTTCCTGTTGCTTTAAAGCAATCATTCCGCTTTCTGCTACTTGTTTCATATTTTTTTAATCCTCCGATTATTATTTTTTCACTGTGAATAAAAATCTTCTCGACGTACTCTCACGGGCATAGCGTTCATATATTTCAGGCTGTTCCGTTTTCAGCTTTTTTCCGTCAAGTCTCGTCGTCGTGGTGTTTTTATACGATACTGTATATAGTCCGTATTCCCCGCGGGCGGCTTCGCCCAACGCCTCTTTTAGTTTCTGTTCCAAGGACTCTTTCTCTTTATCTAACTCCGCAAGCTCCGCCTTAACTCTCGAGAGCTGACTCATTTCTCTTTCATACGCCATTAAGTCTACACTCGGCAAACTTTCGTCCGCCTGCGGATATTTTTCTTGAATAATCCTTTCGCATGCCTCCGAGCCATCTGGCGCAGGACATACGTTCTTTTCGATTTTATCTACCCAAAAGCACTTCTCGCCTGTAATCAAAGCGGTTGCATCTGTTTCGTCCCACTCTACAGGTATGACCGATAAACGAGCGTTTGAAAGGTCTAAAACACTTATGTACCATTTTTTTGCTCCCGTCACCGCCATATAATGTAAAACTTGACAACGCCAATACAAAGGATATTCTCCCGCCGAAAAATCATAACGATCGCTGTTTGTCGTTGTTTTACATTCAAGCCCGCTATTTTCCCCGACAATGATTCTGTCTACATCTGCAATCATGAACGGATATTTTGTTGACCGAAGTACCGCATTCAGACGTTTTACCTTCTTTCCCGTTTCTTCCTCAAAACGTTTTGCCACATATGATTCAAGGTCGGTTCCGAGCCGTGTTTTATCGTTTCCTTCAAACGGCTCCGCAAGAGATTTCTTTTCATGCCATACCGCATAAGCCGATTGATACGGATTTAATCCAACAACCGCCGCTGCTTCGCTTCCGCCTATTCCTTGTTTTCGTATCTCCAACCATTCTTCATGTGTTAGCTTTTTCGTATCTGCTATTTTTATATAAGGCTTCATCTTTTTACGCACTCCCGTTTTCCCTCTAACTGCTCTCGCTCTGCTTCCTCGATAAGTCTCAAAAGCTCCGCTTGCGTTATTTTTACTTCTATCCGCTTTTGCGGCTTTGGCTCAATTAATTTATCCAAGACCTTATCCCACCACTTCATATTTCCTCCGCCCTCCGTTTTGCGGTTTCTATACATTCCGTACACACGCTTTCTCCGTCGAAATCGTAATATTCTTCCCCGATATATATCGGCTCTCCGCACCATGCGCAGCCGCACAGCCTTTCCGGCTCTTTTTCTTTATACTTCAACATTCCGTTTTCTATATTGTCGTTATGTAACATTTCAACCTCCTCACGTACCTTTTACAGCTCTTAAATAATCCTCATGTCCTTTCTGATATGGCTTTGTTCTTTGCTCTATCGTCTGATATAAGTCTATCAGTATATCCGCTGTCCACTCTACCGCTTCTCCAAGTGCATTTTCGCTTGTAAACGTCTTTTCTTTATCCGCTATTCCATATTGCTCTTCCGTCTCAATATTGACCGTCAGAGTATGCGGTTTTGCCGAAAATCTTACAAACGCTTCAAATCCTTTTATTCCCAACCACCCAAATGTTGTAAACTGTACTCCATGCCAAAACCAACTGCACTCGCACAACTTTTTGCCTATCCGTTTCATCAACCTTTCTTTCATTCGTTCTTCTGCCGTCTTTCCCATGTTTTTACCTCCGCTTGACTTTCACCAACAATTTATGGTATAATAAATTTTGTATTTTTTATTATTTACATAAACACATACATTTGTTTGTGCTTATATTTTATCACATACATTTGTTAGTGTCAAGTATTTTTTAAGAGGTTTTTAATGAAAAACAAAATATCTTTATTTCGGCAACGCGAAGGATTAACACAACCACAACTCGCTGAAAAGCTTAATGTTTCCTATACTCAAATTCAAGCATGGGAACATGAACGAAGAACACCTACAACGGAATACGCTATTCGCCTTGCGCGCGCTTTGAATACAACAGTTGAGGAACTTTTCGATATTGACGATTAATCATCGTATAAACCTTCTACAGTTGTTTCCAAAGCCTTTGACAGCTTTATCGCTATTGAGACTATAGGCTCATGCCTTCCTCGTTCATAGCCCTGATACTGACTTTCCTTAATACCGCACTTATCCGCTACTTGTTTCTGTGTGAGATGTAATGCCTCTCTACGAGCTTTTAACTTATTCATTTATTTACTCCTAATTATTTCGAGGTTTTTTATGAAAAACAAAATTGCAGAATTTATAACTAATCAAAAATAACGCAAATCATTTCATATTCTTTTACAAGTGTTTTATATGCTTCCAAAAATCTGTCAATAGTAATATTATCGCTTTCGCAAATAAGTCCGCTTTCAATCGCAGCCTGTTTAATAATATCTTCTCGAAAAATTACAGGCGATTCCAATATGGCTATTCTGCTTTTCTGTTTCTTCATTCTCTCCTCCTTTGGCTTTCGGTGACCCCTCTCGGGGTTTCGGAACGGTGCCTCCGCTCTCTCTTCAGACCGATTATTCCGACCACAATTTCCCGCAACACGGACATTTATCATCCGAATGATACATATCGGGTGCATGGGCGCATACGGGACATATTCCCTCTTTTAATCTCGTATATTCCCAAAGTTCCAGCGTCTTTTCTTCCGTAAATTCGTCCCATTCCCCATTGTGATAAAAGCCCGATACCCAGATTTCCTGCGGTAAATCGTTCCGTAGCATATATTCCCGCGCCTCCGCCATTGTCGGCTGGCGTTGACTTCCCGTAAGCCGTAACACCCGATACGACATTTGCACGGGTTCCCATTCGATCGTGTGCGTTATCTTCTGCGGCATGGCCTTACTCCTTTACCGTTAAATCGTACAGCTTCGCTTTCAAGCGGATTATTTCGTCCTCTTTCGAGGCAAGAATTTCTTCTGCTTTGATTGCCCTCACTTCCTGTTCACGGAAACGCTTGTAAAAATCTTCAGCATTTTTCTCAAAAGTTGCAAGAGTGTTTTTAATATTTGAAAACTCCGTTCTCATACGGTTGCAACGTTCTTCTTGCTCCTCTGCTTTTTCTTTCCATTCCCGCTCGCGGGCGCTGGTCTTGTCGTACTCTTCCATGTAGAACTTTGCGCTGAACGCCGCATCGTACTCGATATTTTCCTCTGCCAGCTCGAATACGCCTTTGAACGCCGTACCCACATAGCTGTTTTCGCCCAAGCCCTCGACGATCTTTTTAATCTGTTCGAGCGCTTTCCGCTCATCCGTTTTTGTGATGATTTTCTTGTTTTCCATTTCTTTCTCCTTTCGCCCAAGGGCTTTATTCTTCGCTCTTAAAGCATGCGATTACTTCTTTTTCCGTTATACTTAACGCCTCTGCTCTCTCTTCAGACCGATTATTCCTCCGCAAACATCTTTAATATCTCTTGCGCCGATACGTTGAGTATTTCTGTTAGTTTCAACATAGTTTCTGCGTTCGGTTCTCCCTTTCCATAAATCCATTTATATACGGCATGGTCTTTATAACCAAGTATTTTTGACAACCTATACAATGAAGAAGATTACGATTATCAAAATAATGTTAACGAGTTTGATATTTTATTTAAAAAAAATCTTGTTATCCGATTTCAAGATATAGTTCAGCCAAACGAAAATACGCTAAGCGCTATTGAGGAATACGAACGCTATCGGCAAAGCGTTGAGCGAGATGAAAAAAATATCCGCCTTTCTGAAGAAGCAAACACCAAAAGCGATAAATCAAATCATATCGCCATTGGCTCCCTTGTAGTCGGAATCATCGCTACAATAATTTCTATTATTGCAATCATTATTGCTGCATAATTATCCGCATACTATCATTTATCGCAGTTATTGGTATTGTTCTTGGTACCTGTAAAAGTATTTAAAGTCAGCGATTTATCTATTAATGGACATAAAACATTCATAACTTTATATGCAACGTTAATTCCTCGATACGCTCCCAACAAACGACTATCCCACTTCATGTGATACAATTCATAGATCACTTCTAACTTGTTCATTCCATAAATGGAATTGAAAAGTTCCATTATCTCTTCAATCTCTTCTTCAGTAGCCTTTACGCTACCGCTGGACGGGTGTTCCAAAGAAAAATCATAAACACATGACGCCTCTATATGCTTTACGCAATAATTTGGGGATACAAAACTCTTGTCTAACATACTTTCCTCCGTCAATCTCCTCATTTTTAAGTTCGCTTATATGTTTAATTGTTCACAATAGCCGAAACAATCGTATCAATGCTTTCTTCTAATATAATAGCAACCCGTTCAAGTGTTTCTCTGCGAGGTATTGCTTTATGTTTTACCCAATAAAAAGTAGTTGCACGATCAACTCCTAATTTTATTGCAAGAGAAGAAAGATTGAATCCATGCTTTTTCAAAAGTTCTTTGAAATTCATATTTGCTCTCCTTTTTTGTTGAATTATTGTTGAATTTATGTTATAATTTAGAAAATCATTTTTAAGGATGGATATACTCTTGGAACTTAAACAGTTTTATACAAATCTTCCAGATAATATAGAATTAAAAAATAATACTGTAACTGAATGTCCTATTTGCCACTATCACATATCCCCTGTGCATCTTGATTCAAAATCTATAAACTTTGAAGACGAAGAACAAAAAATATATTCTTGTTTCGCTTGTCCTCATTGTAAAAATCTTTTCAGTACATTAAATCCTGTAACAGAGACTTTTCCATCATTATTTGGTGGGCCAACCCAATGTAGTGCTCGCTTTGATTTTCCTACATCTTCCTTAACGCCCTTTGAGCCTTCAATTCCTGAACTACCTAAAAATTTGAAACAAGATGCATTTTCAAAATTTCAAGCCGTTTATAAAGATACTTGCGCGGCCGATTCCTATGGATTATTTGAAGTAGCCGGTATGGGTTACAGAAAATGTATAGAATTTCTTATAAAAGATTTTTTGTTGCTTACTCATCCTGAAAAGCAGGAAGAAATTTGTAATCCTAAAACGTCTCTTATGAGTTTGATAAATAAATTAATTACCGACCCTGAACTTCAAGAAATGGCCCAAAAAACTACGTGGTTAGCAAATGATGAAACTCATTATACCCGTATCCACACAGATACAGACTTAAATTATGTCCGTGATTTCTTTTTTATTGTATTAGATGAAGTTAATCGAAATCTAAAAATCATAATTTAAGCCAACATTTCCAAATCACATTTTAAAACTCCGGCAATCTCACAGGCAACACTATATGTTGGTTCTTTTGTTCCCTCTTCATAGGCTTTAATTTCCTCCTCCGGAATCCCTACTTTGTTTGCCAATTCTTTTCTCGTCATGTTCCGAAACTTCAATCCGAACGTAATTCCCGTAAAGGGGATGCTTTTTCTCTCTTTCTTCTCCATTATTGCTCTCCTCTTTGGGGAGTTTTCTTTTTACTCTCCGTTTATGTTCCTCAAAAAACACAGACGTCTGTGTTTTTATGATTGTATAATACCACATATTTCTGTGTTTGTCAAGTATTTTTTGAAAATTTGTTGAAAAAATCTGTGGTTTTTGGTAAAATCTTTTTGGAGGTATCTTATGGATATTCAACTATTAAGGAAACGGCAAAAAGAATTAAAATTAACGTATCAACAGTTAGCAGATAAAGCAGGTGTATCAAAGCGAACAATAGAAGATATTTTTCGTGGATTTACAACTTCACCCCGTATAGACACAGTTCAAGCAATAGAAAAAGCGCTTGGAATTGATAATACATGGACGAGCAAAGATTACGAAAACGGTATTATAGACACAAAAAAAGTCAGCATTACTGCTGACCAAGAAGATGTTTTGGATAAGTACAAAGAAGTCGAAGCACTACTCGGTGAAAAAGGTAAAAACCTTGTCATCGAATTTTGTGATGTACTAATAGAAAAATTTAAGAGGTAATAATATCGAACAAATTACAAAATAACTCAAAAAAGAACAATCTAAGTGTTTTTTCGCGGTTATAAAATTGCTATCCTTGAATAAACGGAGAAATCCGTAATATTATCCACAGGAGGTAGTCGATGACTACACAAAAAACACTTCTTGCCCTATTAGAAAAAGTAGAGCAATTAGAGCAAAATTTTACCCCCACCCATAATGTATTATCTTTAACAATGTCGGAAAGTAGGTTTTTGAAATTCAACGAAAAGGAGATTTTCAAAATGCCTAAAACATTCAGAAAGCAGTTCCGAGCGCAAGGCTGCACTGCTCATATTCGGAAAAGAACAGATGGGCGTTACAACTGTTCTTACGAAATAAGATATGCAAAAAAACCATACGATAAGCATCCTATCTCCGCAAGCGGCACAACAATAGAAGAAGCTAAAGCTCGTTTTATCGAAAAACTAAATAACTATACCTTTGACGACGAATCCGCGCCTACCGTCCCTGTAACCTTTGATGGATTTTCGGTATATTGGTTCGAGAATTTTTACAAAAGAAAGGTATGCGCTGAAACTTACAAAAAAGGAATGGTTAGATATAACAATCTTGTTAAGCCACGGTTTGGGAAATTGAAGCTCAAAGAAATTCTTCCTACGGCTATACAAACATTGCTTGATTCTCTTGCAGACCGACATAGACTTGAAGAAGATGTTCATTCTATGCTAAACCAAATATTCGCTTGTGCTGTTAAACACGGTGTATTAACGCTTAATCCAGTTAGCATGTGTTTTCATCAAAATAAGGAAAGACAACATGGAACGCTGATCGAAAAGAATGAAGAAGAACAACTTCTAAATACTTATGCAAACACACCTCTACAAATAGTATTTGCAGTTATGTTTTATACCGGATTGCGTCCTAACGAATACGCCACTGCTGTTATTGACGGAAATTTTATTCGAGCTAAAAACTCGAAACGAAAAAACGGGAAAGAAGAAATAAAACGCATTCCCATAACCCCTATGTTACGACCTTATATAGACGGTTTAACAGTATTGCCGGAGGTTAACCTTAAAACTCTCGATAAGAGGTTCAAGACGGTATTGCCCAATCATAAGCTTTATGATATGAGAACCACTTTTCAAACAAGATGCAGTGAGTGTGGTATTCCCGATAACGTAATCGGTATATGGATGGGAAACTCGATAGGCAAATTAAAAGAAGCTTATACAGATTTCTCAAACGAATACTTATTAAGAGAAGCAAAAAAATTTAAGTATTAAGGAAGTTTGTACCCCAAAAATACCCCAAAAAACTAAAATAAAATATATTTTTAGATTGTTAAAATAAGGGTAAAAAGCAGTAAAATCGCATATTTTAAGCCACTTTTTATACTTACTTATGGCCTTTTTGGGGTTCAAATCCTCTTCTCTGCGCCAAAAAAGACAGAATATTTCGGTATTCTGTCTTTTTTAATATTTGATAGGCGGTAGGAAAAATGGGAATTATGTTTTGGCTTATGATAAGCGGTCTTATTTTATATGGTCTTTCTATGTTCGCACTGATTTTCTTGGTCGATTGGGATTCCAAAAAGAGGCATCTTTACGGCTATATTCCTAAAATTGCGCTTTTTTGGGTCTATTTTGTTTGGGATTACATATTTGTTGCGCGCAGACGCCCCCATTTGAAGCAAAACAAATCTTCATCTCCTCAAAGCGGCGCAACGGAAGTAACAGAGCCGAATTATTGTCCACAGGTTATTAAAGCGCTCAAAATTTTATATTTCGTTACGATATTTTCTGTTTTTCTTATGGTCTTCGCTGGTATCTTCCACGATTTGGGTTAA